CCAATCTTACTTTGACAATATTTGTTTCTTCTTCTATTTCTACAAACTCTAACCATCCACCATCTGCTTCAATATATGGTATAAGGTCTTCGAGAACCTTCATTACATTTTCTTCTGTTAACTCCATAATCTTGTTAATTGACGAACATCTGTTACACCAAACAATGATTTACAACGTACTTCTGCATCTTCTTTTAGATTAGATTCACAATCGAATCGAACCTTCTCTAATCTATTACTTGGTAATAGTATTTGTGCTGACCATTGGTATTGTTTCATTAGTCTAGTGGTAGTTCTCTAGGGTTTTCTATTTGATCCTGCAGATCAAAATGTTCTGGGTGTGCTTGCTCCATCACAAGATAACGAGAAAAAACATACAACTGCTCTTGAGTATATGTTATACCTTTATCCTTATTGTGATTTGCTTCTTGAGCGACTTTCTTATCAGTACACTCTTCTGTTGTTAGATCTTCAAACGTATAAGGATAACCGTTTATAAAACACATCCTAACAACTTGATCTTCATACCATACATATTTCCAACTAATTTTTAATTTCATGTGCAGTTTTAAATGTTGTAGGGAGGGCACTCTTTCTATCTGTGTATTACACCTAGAGATCTTTTGTACTCCCTCCAAAGGAGTTGTAACCAACGGACAAAACTGAGAATCAATTGATTACTGTACTATTATATAGTCCTAGTAGACCAGTGTCAAGTCCTGTCTATATCAGGGTCTACTATACCAAAATGAGAGAACAAATCTCTCTGCTTCCTCAACTTTACTAACATAATGTAGAAGTTCTCCATTAGTGAAAATAACTAACTTCCCTGCCTTTGGTTTGACCTCCATCTCTTCAAACACAGTAGAACCACCTTTAAAATCGTGATTCAAATACAACATTGCTGCAAAAACATCCTCTCTATGTACGTTGTTATCATCTACATGAGGTTTCATAAACGTACCTATAGGCCATCTTACAACACCCACATAATCTAGTGCTATATCATTTTCAAAAGACTTACATAAAGTTGTTACATCATTAATAACATTAGCAAATAATTTATCAGTTCTATGAATAGTCCCTCCTATGTTTACCAACTGGGGGTTGTTCTTAGGATTGCGACTATCGGTGTCATGATGGGATGACCCAAATCCCATAACTGAATCCATGTTTATAGGATCTACATTACCACCCAAATATCTTGCACCATAATTTTTATCAAATGGTTGATTTGGAATGTATGTAAGAGTCTCATTCGGATCTGAATGTGTTACAGCATCTATAGGACGATCTTCTTTATCAATACCATATAAATCTATAAATGGTTGACAAAAAGAAGGATCTAAAAAATTCTCTTCAACGTGTAGGAACTTCTTCATTCTTCACTCCACCTATTCAGAATCCATGAACTACTGTTCTTTTTATCGTCACCACCAACACCAAAAACAAAAGTCACTCTATCATCATCCTTCCATTTTGCCATCTCTGGTATATTACTCTTATTCCTATCTCCACCATTACAAAAAATTACCTTATTATATACCTCTAGTGCCATTTTAATAGCATCATTAGCAGTATCATCTTTATCACTAAATTCAATAGCAACATCAACACACTTCAACTCTTTAATTATAGACATCCTCTCTGCCACATTCATAAAATACTTTCCTTTCTTCCTAATTAACCAATCATCAGAATTAACAGCAACTCCTAGAGTTCCTAGTTCTTTTGCTGCTTTAAAAAATGCAATATGTCCACTATGTAAGGGATCAAATCCTCCACTTACCAATACCAAAGTTGTTTCATCCATTGTATTTTTTCTTTTTGGGTTTGTCAGTCTCAGTCTTCTTTTTCTTTTTCTTCTTTTTGGTTCCGTTGCCGTTACCAAGGAAGCGATATCGAGGCATTATTTTGTTTGTGTATTTGGAGGTCCAGAGAATCTAGGATCTAAAAAGTCTTTAGTATCAGAATCCACCTTATTTGGATCGTAATTAGGGTCAGGATAATCTTCCCAACTATTACCTTCATACTCAGTAATTAATGGATTAACATCCTTCCTCTCACCATAGACATGATAGAAGCAATCAATTGGTTTGTCATCTGCTTCCTTCACAATTATAAACTCATTGTTGAATTCTACCACATTTAGATGGAAGTGTCGATCTCCAATAGGTTGTAGTTGTACTGTAATAGTATCTTCATGCACCAAATCCTTCCAATAATATGGCAATTCGATCTTATTAGAATCCCTTAGTCTTCCTCTATAATATACTGCTACCTCTGGTCCCTCAATACATGCATGTCTAAGTCTATGACCTTTACCTTTGGTAGGATGTACTAAATCAAATGGTTTTGGTGAAGCATCTGCTGCTGCGAATCTTGAAGCGAGTTTACCTTTATTACCACAATCTACTCGACCAGTAAAGAAGGCATCCCCATCAACATATAATAGGTCAGTCTGTGGTCCTGAGATCTTAAGGACATTTGACATTCTGCCATTGCCCTCCATTACAGAATCACCTTTAACCTTTATAGACATTGGTGGCAATAATCCATCAGGATTAAAAGTATTAGCAACCATCAAAGTTGCTTCAGAATAGGTAAACCAAGGAGCACCAACAACCATAGGTGCTTCAATATATGCACCACCTCTAATCTGACTAGGACCAATTCCTAAACAAGGTGCTGGTAAACCCTCACCAACAAATAAAGTCTTCTTACATTCTATGTCTGGAAACTTAGCCATCTAGTCCACCCTCCCGTTGTTGATCTTCTAATAACGATTCACCTTTAGATGGAAGACCTGTGGTTGCTCCATCAGCACAGTCAATCAATCCACCCCAAAAATTAAGAGTGTTCTGACCAATTAACTCTAACAAACCAGATGAGAAGAATTTTACCACAGAGTCACCATTAATTTCAACTGTTTTAGATTTTATATTGATCTTCTCATTAGAATCTAAGTTTATTATACCTTTATTGGCATGCATATCAATATCTTGTCCTTCTATCCTTACTCTACCTCGTGCTGCTCTGATAACAATATCACCTTCAGCAGCATTTAATATAAAAGCATTGTTTGTTACTGGTCTCTCTCCACAATGTATCTGATATACACCTGGACATCTATTAATAGTACCACCCTTCTGAGCACCAGAAGATATCATAGTCATATAATGCTCAACTTCCTGACCTGGAAGACCATTCCTAAGCATGATACCACTTAATTGGTTGTTCATATTAATATGACCAAACTTTAAATGACCATAATCATTACCCAATTCTAATGGATTATGTACTTTTAACTTTGCCATTAGTTACTCTCTACAATTCGGTATCCTTTGTCAGTATCAATAGTTCCCCTATTAACATTACCAACACAGTCAACAACTTTAACAACAGGTGTTCCTGGTGGGAGTCCACTGTCTTCTGCATCACCAATTCTCTTAACACAGAAGATTGGATTTATAACAGCATTATAACCAGTATTAGTAGAGACATATATTTCAGGTCTCTCAGTAAATCCTTCACCAGGATTAATAATCTCAACAGTATCTAGTACACCAAAAGGACCAAAGGTTGCTTTTATCTCTGCTCCAGTTAAATTTGGTTCAATAACAACCTTATCAAAATTAGAATCATAGTTCATACCTGCGGATTGAATCTCCAACCCACAAAGATAAAGCATCACAGGATAACTACCAACAGTTAATGCAGGGAATGCATTAAAGTCTGTCTCACCATTAGGACCTGTACCTGGAATTAAAGTTGTACCCTTCCTACGTGCAATCCTGTCTTCCATTGGTTGATCACCATCTAATGATCCAATATCACCACCACTAGGAGTAGTTGGAGTAGCTCTACCACCAGGACCAATTAATGTCTCTGGAAGATCAAGAATATCCCTTGCACCATCTATAATTCTATCCGCTGGTGTAAGTACTGTATCACCCACACCACCATCTACATTAGGTGTGGTAGTATCAATGTCTGGTATCTCTACATCTGGATCAAATCGTTCCCACTTACCATCTACTCTCTTAACTACAGTTTGATCAGCAGTTGCCCAAACTCTACCATCACCACCCATATCTCCAGTTGGTTGTGAAGGGAATCCATATCCAGGTTCCTCAACTACAACATTATCAACACTATATGTTGGACGACCTGTATCTGGGTCAATTCCACCATCTGGTGTCAACTTTGCTCTAGCAAATCCACCTTTACCTTTACCACAATTATCTTTAATAGTAACAAAAGGTTCTTTGGTATAACCTAAACCTGGTGCAATAATATCAACCCCAAGAATATCACCTACTGCACTAACAATCGCATTACCTCTAGCATGGTTTGATGATCCCTTTGCAAGACCACCACCCCAGAAGGTTACTATTGGTGGAGCACAAAATACTGGTCCGACATTACATGAATTAGCAGCATTTGTAGCAGAGGTTAACATATCATCTAGATTTAACCCTTTAAGAGTATCAAAATCAATTAAGTTCTTAACATCAGAAGCAAGTCCTTTTGCCTGATTTAAAACACTCTGAATATCAAATGTTGCTTCTGGTTGACCACCTGCAAATATATCCCACTCACTAGACTCTGGACATTCTTGCTTATCATCACATAAGAAGAATCCAGCAAGTTGTGCTACAAGACCTAAGATAGAATCTGCAATGTTAAATGCTCCACCAAGGATACTTGAGAGACTACCCATAATACTATCAGTTATTGAACTTATAGTTCCTAGTAGATTGCCCATTAATCCACCAATAAAATTCTCAATAGCACATGCTGGTACATTAATAAACCTATCAATCATCTTACCTAAGAAATCACCAACCATCTTAAATAAGTTCTTAGTTATCTTACTGAATAAACAGGACAATAACTCAAGAGTACCATCTTTAGCAACTTTTACTTTATCTCGATCTATCGGATTAACTTCATGATATAACTTCTTCGTTTCATTATTAATTTCCTCCATGACATTCTTACGCATCTCTTTAACCATCCACTTCATACCTCTCGATACAAAGTTAGATGCGATCTCAATTTTCTTCTGAATGTACTCTTGTTTGTCGTTAATCCATCCAGAGGCAGTATTCTCCCACCTTGAAAGTTGGTCTTGTGCTCTCTCAATATCTTTAATCATTCCTTTGATGGCCTTCTGCATCTGGCTCATTGGA